GTCGTAATCAATACACCAAACCTATTTGTTTGCCGTAGCTTAAGGGGATACAAAATAGATAAAATACCCTATTATGAATTACAAAATGCTCTATTTGATAGCAAATCAGGATTTACTCCTGAAAGATGTCGTCCAAAAAGGATTCTTCGACACCTATGCTTTCCGCAAAGAGCTTGCGTGGTTTCAAGTGGTAATCACCAGTGTAATCATTCTTCAAAATGTTTGTCATCTCTGGATAGGGAATAAAACTTACATGCATTTTCAATTCAGGATTTAGTCGAACTATTTCCTGCATCTTACTGCTGAAAGTCTCGTAATACTCTCTACCAAGTAAATAAGCTTCGCGAAAAGCACCATCTGTATAAGCACCCCATTGGGCCTCAAAAGATAAAGGACTTTCGTTAGGCTTCTTCACAAAATGAAATTTCTTTAGAATTGAGTCTTCCTCAATCGGAGCTACTATAGTAGCAAGCTCCTCATGATATTGGAATCCTCTTTTCAAAAAAGAAATCTGAGACAATGGAAGATATGGAACGGATTTGGCATCTTTATCGGCCATAGTATATCCAATACCAATCTTCTCGAACTCTGCCAAACAAGCAGAATGATTAAACCAACCACAATCTTTTCTAACTCCCATTGCATTATCATCTCCATAAGTGCCAAGTGTCACATTTTCGCAAAAGCGACGTGCCACCTTTCTGTTGAGCGCATAATAAACATAGCGCATCATAATGGAATTGCAAATAGAATTCAGTTGGACTGTGATGAGATTACCTGATGGATTACCGTTCGCAAAACGGTACAAATCTCCATCAAAGAGGATATTGGGAATGATGATATCAGATAGAGCTCCTTTTAGTAGCTCCAAATCTTTTTCATTCAAACCCATTTCCTCGTACCAACTAACCATGATTTTCGCAGCACTAGATGTAATCTGTGCTGCCATGCGGGTATCAAAGCCGGAAAAATCTCCGGCAATCATGTGTTGGTCGCCAAACTTGGTAAGAAATTTCTCAAATTCTTGCCATTCGCCTGACATTGGATTAACCCCGACAAGACACTCAGTTTCTCGCCAGAATTTTCTCATGAAAATAGGAATTCCACCCAGAACCTTTCTTGATGCTACAAAATTTGCAAAAGGACTGCCATAAAACTTTCTAACCTTATCTCGAGCTTTCTTGATAGGTAAAAGTTCATTGACCTTACTACTAGCCTTGTAAATTGGTTCAGATCGAGTTCCATTTCTCCAACATTCTTCTGTCCTATCAATCTCTGATTGGACGTCAAATGTGTCGGAAAATTCACGAGGAATTTGAGTGAGAGACTCATCCATAGGATCTCTCACTAAACAATGTTTCTTGCTTTTATCAATGCCGTAACCAGCAGAAGTAGCATTAGGTAAGCCACATAAATTTCCATCATGTGTGCCATCCATAGCTTCTTCCTGAGAATACATTCGAAGTACATCTCGCAATTCTTCTTTGTTGGTACGAATACATTCCAGAGTTTGATCTCTATAATCATTGACCGCCTTCTCTAGAATAGCATGTTCGTAATGTTGTACGGGATCATGTAACTTATTCAAAGTTTTCATTGATTTAGCAATATCATTGGGTTTTGTTGGTGGAATATGCTTGCATTCTCCCAAAATCTCTTTAACTCCCTTGAAAGGAGTAGGAATGTAGGGTGATCGAGCATTACTCGCCAACTCTTGGCCACACTTTTTCACTTTCCCCATGAAAGTGACAACGGCTTCAGCTCCCATGCCATCTTCTCTCAAATAAAGAGGTTTAGCATTTTCGATGGTATATCCGGTATTATAAGGGTCTACATTAACTACGCCCGCACTGTGTGTAACAAGTGCATGACTTCGTTTTTGAAGACTCTCAAGACCTTTATTAATCATCGGTTTTGTAATGGAAGTGAGCCATCCTGTATGTCCTCCTGCAGTGTATCCAGCAACATGAAATCCATAAATCAATGCTTTCTCAGTATCAATATAGGAAGATCCACAAAGTCCCGAGAAAGAATCAAATTCCAACTCACAAATGAAAGGGTTTTCAATCGTGAATTGATGAAGCTTCTGGGAGACTCCATAAAACGTTCCGGGTTTTTCCTTTCTACCAATATAGGTCAGAGACCTTTCATTTTTATCATTGTAATATGGTCGAATAGGTTGGTATGATTCATATATCTCATTTTCATGAGATTTGAAAACACACACAGTGGCCCTAGAACGAAATGTTGGCTCAGTTTCTGGAAAGAACTCTGCAAAATTCCTCGATGGAGGTGCAGACGGTAGATGAACAAGTGACATATCACGTTCAGGCAATGTATATACCATGTTGCGTGTCACTTTTTGATCTTTCGTCTTTGCACTAGGAACCAAAGGTGTAGATGTTGTTTCAATATCAAACTCATCCGTGTCAGGTAAAGCATGGGATGGGATCATTATGACATTTCCTGCCACCATTAATCCATTGACTGTTCCAAACATCTCACCCTTAGATTTGATTATTACAACTCGTGATGAGTGTGCAACCATCTCCTTGAGGTCAGCAGCTGTTGTTGTAGCTGCAATTTTGGACATTTTCGGGGGTAATCGTGAATAACCCTCTTTGTAATCGCGTTCATCTTGTGTCCTCACACGATATTCTCGTGGTGGTTTCTTAACCAATTGATTGAACACTGGAAGAGCCTTGTCTAAATACGAATTTTTATCCTCCGAGGTTTTGTAGATAACTCGATAGGCTTTATAAGCTCGATACAAGGCATACATAGACACACCAAAAGCAAAATATTTTTGTACATTGTGTCGCAAATGATCGCGAACAGTCTCACAAGTGCTTGAGAAATAGTCCACACGGCGGCGTAATACGGCATCTACCTCTCTTAATAGAGAGTAGTACCAGTAAATACTACCACACATTGCAACAAATGTGCTAATTAGTGCAAATGCACGCCCACAAAATAAGTGAGTGTACGGAAGACCAATCAACAAACACAAATATTTGCCGATGTGACAACGGCGCGAATAAGCAAGTTGCCAAAAGGTTGCGTTTCTATACAACAATGATGCATTCTGCAATGAGCCTGTTAGTGTCAACCGAAATTGCCACAAGGCTCTTGTTGATAGAGTCGCCAACGCGTCACCAAATTGAGCAGATACTTCCTGCTCTGGATCATCTATTTGCGATGTGACATTCGCAAGATCCTCGTCAATGTTTTCACTCTCGCTATTAACACTAACAGTATCAATGATTCCATCATCCAAAACAGTAGTAAGAACCTTTTCTAGTTCTTCCTCCGTTATAATGGTCTCATCGGATGTGCACTTCTGGCATGTACATAACAATTCAGGTACATGACAAATAGAACAAAAATCACCAGAATCCAGTTTCTTCTTGTTCTCAAGTTGTGCAATTTGATTTTTGCGATGCTTACGCACCATTTGTGCCAAATAAACACACATGTGCGCAAAATCGCGATCTTGAGAGCCATCTGGAATCCATTCCGAGCGTGGAATAATGTTCCATACAACACCTGATTCTGTTTCTCGAGAATGCGCTGGGCCTTCAAGAGACTCCAATGAGGATATCTCATCATTCTCATCAGAAATTTTGTGATCATTCACCTGACTAAAAGTACAAAGTTCGAGTTCATAGACATCGAACCGAGTCTCAGTTTGAGGTTTCAAACCACCAAATGAGTTTCTGAAAGGTTCACGAATCTTGACGTGCAAATGCAAACCAAAACGACGCAAAATACTCTCTGGACAGTTTGAATGCTTTGTCGCACAAAGATCTTCAACATTAGAAGTGACAATAACACCAACATTTCCAGGATAGAACTTGCCTTTCTCTTCCACACCTGCTTTTTCAAGAGGGCGAGGAACAGTGTTAATATAGTTCAAGATCCTGTCATAATTGGGTTTGTCATTCTTATTGTTGCAAACATCATCGCAAATTATGATCTTATGCGATGGTTTGACGGTTGATTCAAACTTTTCCATGATGTTAGTTAAAACAACAGAGCCGCGAAGTGTAGAATCTAACTCGTAGGCATCCATCATAATCTTTGACATCAATTCGCACATGGTTGATTTACCACATGAAGAAGGGCCAGACATTTTCACACCAAAAGGCTCTAGGCGACTAGGTGCGTCGGCAAGCCGAGCATACCAATCTGTTCTTCGTGCATACAATGTACGCAAGAAATTTGATATAGCCAATTTTTGTTGTTCAGAAGTACAGGCTCGCGCCATGATTTCTCCATCCTTGATAGCTTTTTCCATTCTCTTCTCCCAATCGGCGGGAGACATGTTGAAATTGTCATGCAATTCAACAACATGATTAGATAAAGCGAAAGAAAAGGAAGATTCCAAAATGCGAACCTCAGTTTCGAACGATTTTGCTTCGTTCTTGCCCAAGAAAAGTACACTCCAATCACCAGACACAATCTGTGCCCAATGTCCATAAACAAATTCACACACATTAAAGATTGATTCAATCACATCCTTCGTTGCGGGAATAGTTTTTTGGAACAGTTTGTACTGTCTTATTACAGTCTTGACGTCAATAGACTCAAAGCTCACCATTTTCATAAGAGAGCCATAAAGAGTCGTAACTTTGACAAAGAACTCTGAAACTTTAGTCCAGAGTTCATCATTCACCAAAGAATCAGTGGATTCGAAAATTCTCAGAAAGAAGTCCTTTATCTCAGAGTATCCACTCTGAGCAGTAACCATCTGAAAAATCGCTGTAAAACTAGCGAAAACGTAATCCACATATTCCTTTGGGAAGTGACGTGTGATGAAAGATGTGAGGTTTATAGATATGCTTGTCCATGAGGAATTAGCATAGATGTTGTACAATGTTGTCGTTAAATCCACGACAAAAGCCAACAATTCTTCACCCACAACTTCGCGGGCAGCTTTCAGATACTCTATAAAGCTGTTTAAGCTCTTCAAGAGATCGGGTAAGTCGAAATCGCCTGAATGCGCGGTTATAGAACGACAGCGCATCTTCTTTTTTAGACGACTCAACTCATCAACTAGGTCCATTAACTCAGGAGGGTTTTTGTTTCCACAAACTCTCCGGAGATTTGCAATCTGGGACTTAAGTAAGTCCATTTCAGATGCTATTTTCCTAGAAACTTTTTGACATTGATTCTTACGAGAAGCTTTACTGCGGTTATGTTTACCACGGCACAACTCCTTGTAAGTCGGGAAATCCATCCCTGACGATTCTGTGACATCGCCAAACGTTTGTAATGTTTGTTTATTTGTGTAAAAAGCTGGTCAAAACAAAACCTCCGCCGAAGCAGAGGGGTTCCGGTAACCAAATCCGAAACAATTATCACCCATTACAGGCGGGTTTCCATTTTTCTAGATATTTGCACAGAGGTCCTTTCACGGATTACTACGGACTTGTACTACACTATAATGGAATAGTGCTAAGCTTTTCGCCATTACGGCCAAGGGAAGCTAACTTGCTTACATCTCCTACCATCCATATGCATCATCTCTGATAGCATACAAACTTTCTATAATAGGTAGACACAGGTTACTCTCAACTCATACACGCCAAGAGAGAAAAATCACAAAAGTAAAATTAGAAGTGGGATCGCCACTTCCTTTACAAAACTGTTCACTAAAGTCAGTCATCCAAGTGCTTAGATTCCAAGGTGGCATCACCAGTTAATCCATTGGAAAACACAAGGGTAGTAGACTAGAGTTAATAAGAAAAGTAATTCGACTTATGATCAAGATCACTCTAAACGATCAATAATAAATTGAAAGCCTGTCAAATAAAGCTAGTAAATTGTGCTAAAATTATGTCCGTAGACAACTGCCGAAGCAGGTAAGCATGCTCAAATTAACGAAATAAAATCATTTTCTATCAATAGAACCATTCGGTCTTTGATTTGGTAGAGAAGACGTTGCACAAAGGCTAAGGTCTCACCTCAATTAATCAAAATCTTTAAACCGACATTATCATAAAGATATTTCAAAAATTCGTATCATTCAAGCGAGTGACAATCACTTACTTTAAGACAAAACAGTAAGTACAAATGTACGTCCTCCCGAAGGAGGCATGCTGAATAGATCTCATAAACTCTATATTATCATAAGAGTAAAAAGAAATCAGCAAAAATACTGGGTAGAACAGCAATAATCAATCTGGAATGCAAAATCCAGAAGGTCTCATTAATACTTATCACTAAATACTGTGAGAGACTACACGTTCCGAATACCGTCGGAACACGGGAAAAATTGTTGAATAGACTAGATGTTATTAGCATCTAAACTCAATATCCAATGATTTGAAGATCACATGGAACCTGCGCGCTTGACGCGCAAGGTCCAAGGATCTTCTCACATCAAACGTGAGCTAGACACGTATAAAACGTAGCTAACCAACACTAGGGACTCCCATAACATCAAAGATGTTAGGGAGCTC